AGTCTGTTTGAAGTTAGGTCTTTTTCTTTGAGAGTATAAAAAATCTGTATCCCCGCCCTCTTTTTTGATTTTACCCAAACTAAAAAGGTCACAATTCAATGTGAATACTTTTAACACAGCTGGATTCGTTAGAATAGCTTCTAACTTCTGATTATCAGTAAGCAACTTAGCGTGCTTAGCATCAGATGTTTTAGTCTCAAAGAAGAAGCTTCCGTCACTATTTCTCTCTACCGAAGTAGGAGCAGTGTTATTCCAGCCTATATTGAAGTTAAATCCCATTTGACAAATATAATATTTTTATTTATACACTCTGATTAGATAAGCACTAGACGAATTAATTCGTCTAAAGGTTCTTTATGACACCCATCTTAAATAATTTCTCTGTTACGTATGTAATTGCGTCCAACGTGTGATTATTGTCATCCTCTGGCTCTTCTTGCACTACACCGAACTTATCCTTCTTTCTACAATACGCTTCTTGCTCAAACTCTATATTCTTACTCGTATTCGTGTAATAGATATTCAAGCTCTGCAATGTCCCAATTCTATCAACGACCTTACTTTTCTGACCAACTGCGACTGCATATTCCCATCCAGCTCTTCTCAATGCGTGAATCTTTGTTGGTCGATTGCTATCACAAACTATCATTTTACCCTTCTCAATGTTCATCCTATCGAACATCCAACTTACAAGACCTTCTTCCTCGTGTGCATTTATCTTATGCAATTGCGATTCATTTAGTCCTCTTCTTATCTCGTTTTCCGAAGCGTAATTCAACTCGTGAACATATAAATTCCCATCGTGGTACTTAACTTCTACTACAGCGAATGGATCAACTAATCCCCAGTCACATCCATAGTAAGTCTCTTTTTCTATATTCAAGTAATCAAAATAAGAAATCGGCTTCCAATTGTATATTCTTCCTTCTACTTGACCAACTTCTCCAAGTCCGTAGACTCTCCACATATTAGCCCAGTATTGGTTATACACTTTTCCTGAAGCATCAAATCCTTTAACTTTATATCTTAGAATTTCACTAACTTCTTCCTTTGATAAAAATTCATTATCTATGAAAGTTAGTTTTAAGAAGTCACAATCATTTCTATCCATTACCTCTGTATGAAACCAAAACTTCTTGTTAGGGTTGAAATCCAGAAATACTTGCTTTGCTCTTGACGTTAACTCTCTATACGTTTCGAACTTTACTTTGTTCGCTTCATTTATAAAAACCAAATCAGAACGAAGCCCTTTCCCAATATCCTCCTTATCTAATCCTAAGAATTTTATAAAACTGTGATTTGGAAATTTATATAAAGTACCATCTGTAAACTCTTCCTTCTTAAAAAGACCTACCATTCTCATAATATTACAAAAATCCTTAATAACAGTTATCCTCATTTTAGATAACTCATCGGATGCTATGTATATCTCCCTATCAGGAACAGATGAAGCGTGGTTGATAATCAACATTAAGATAGAATATGTTTTTGAAGCACCCTGCCCTCCTTGAATACCTTTAATTCTTTTGCGGAGAGCAGCTATCTTTCTTAATGCTGTTGTTTGTTCATTGCTTAGTATCGTCGTCTATATCTGATAATGGGTCTATAGTTAATATCGGTCTATTCAAATCTTTCTGATTAGTGGTAATATCCATCTTATCTCCGTACTTAGCTGGATCCATACGACCTATTACCCATTTTCTTGCGTCAACCTGTAATTTAGACCTATTAACCACGTTGTGGTCTGTTCTTTCGTTTCCATCTTTATCGATATAAACATCTTTGTCTTGGGAATCAGCTATCTCTAAAATCTCTTCAAATAAATTATGAGCTCTAAGCTTCATTGCCTGGTTATATCTAACCACTTTATTATCGTCGAGGTTTAACCACTTAAAGAACGTTCGTTGAGATGGAGTCTCCTCTCTTCTCAATATCTCTCTAACAGAGCATCCATATTCTATTTCCCTAATTATAGAATCAAAAACTTTTTCCACATCAGAAGGGGAATAAAATCTACCCTCTTTCTCATATCCAGTATCTATCTTTTTCTTCTTCATAATTAAATCTATAAGGTTCAAAGATAATAATTTATTTTTATATAAACAAATAAGAAAAGATATAAATATAAAAGTGGACATTTAAATAAATAAATATGTTAACGTTTTGTTAATGTCCACTGTTTTTTTTCAGTGTTTACTGGGGTTACCAAAGAAAAGTGGACATTTTCACGTTTTTTAGCCTTTTTTGGGGACACCCCCCTAAATTTTCTATTTCATTTTATAGGGGTGGGTATAAAGAGGGTAAAATGTTCACTAATGTTCACTGCTATAAGAAAATTCTTACACCTAATAAGCACTTACAAAAATTTGTGAGAGGTATGGAGTTCCTACATAGGGGGGGTATAGTTTTTTTCTATGGCAGTCGCCGTTTCAATTGGATCTACCTATATATCATTTCCAGTATTTTCGCTTTTTTCAATTTTTTGAACAGTAAAACGCTATCACGGTACACGCTATCACGGTAACACGCTATCACGGTAACACGCTATTACAGTTGCACGCTATAACAGTTGCACGCTATAACAGCTGCACGCTATAACAGTTGCACGCTATAACAGTTGCACGCTATAACAGCTGCACGCTATAACAGCTGCACGCTATAAGAATAGCTCTTATAAACTATTGAAATAGTACTGCTATAACAATATACCGAAAACGGAAAAAGCACCCGCAAAGGTGCATTAAAATCGAAATTTACGTGTGAAAAAAAGTGCTTTACTCTCAATGAGCTTTTTATTTACCCCAAAACATTAACCCCAATGCTACAATATCAGTCTATTAATTCAAGAGTGAAAGGTCTACCGATATCAGCCAATAGCAAACTATCATCCATACCAAACGAGTCAACACAATAGCATAGTAGTATATTACCATGTTCGTAGCCCTCGAATATTTCTACAGTATTGATACTAAAATATTGTTTAATTACTAAACTATTTATAAGCTCATCAATTAAACAATCTTTTATACATTGATTGTCACTACCTAGACCGCCATTAAAGTAATAGTCTAAAAATTCACGTTTTGTTATCTGTAATTTAATCGGTTTGTTTAGTTCACGCCCTTGATTTATTATAAGGTTTGCTCCGTCCACACTTAGTCCGTAATGTTCGGCAAAGCGTTTCACAGTTACAAAATTGTTTACATAGTCAATATATAACTCGATTTGTCTGTTTTCGTTTAAATACTGTATTAATTTAGTGTTTTCCATTTTAGTTGATTTTTATAATGTTATTTAATTGTTTTGTTGTTATTGGGGTAACTGACTGAATCCCCTCTTTGTTATCTATAAACCACGTAAAACGATGTTTTAAAGGTAAGCTTTGCACCTCTTTTAAATAGTCTTTTTTATAACCCCATTTGTTTGCCGTTAATTTAAACTGTTTATCTGTAAAGGTGACAATTTTAAAATTTTGCTTTTTATATTCTTTTAACACCTCAATTATGTTATCCGTTCTATTGCTATTAAAAAATACCTCTATACAATTGTAACGAACGAAAACCGTCGAACCGATTGACTTTTCTAGTTTAGCCTTTAAAATACGGCTTATTTGTCTATTTGACTTTATCACTATCATAATTATATATTTTTATCGGTTAATATTACAAAGCCACTTTTATCCGTTTTCGCCTTACCTTTTGCCTTAAGTCCTAAAATAACGCCTTTATTAAAAATCATTTCAATATCACTTTTATCCCCGTCGATAACCTTTGCACCCGCATAAACGTCGGGCAAAGAATGCGAAAATACAACCGCCGTATTAATACCTAATTTTACAGCCTCTAAAAAATCGGTTTCGTTTGTTTCGGAACGAGAAAAGGTTACACTATAGTTTTTGGCATTTTGGTATCGTATTGCTTTTTGTAATATCTTAGTGTAATCATAAAAGTATACGTTTTCAAGGCTTAGCACGTCTAAATTGGCGTATTTTTTTAATAAGTATATAAAGTCAATATCTGTAGTCCCGTTAAGTCTAAAAACTAACTTTTCGCCTTTTGCCTTTTTAACTTCATTTTGAATTTCGTAAGCTAGTAATTTAATGAAATGAGGTTTTGAATTTACGTAAAAATTGGCTTTATTCATTCTCGAAATACCCACGGATGGATACACACCACCAAGTCCGGCCGTATGCAAGCAAGCTGCAGCGCACCCACTTGACGCCGAAGGGCAAAGGTTAATACCTTTATTGTTTTGGGTAAAAGGCGCTAAATATAGGATGAAGCTTTTCACGTCGTTTTTAATCGTTTTAGCGTTTGAATTTCCCTTACTTAATAAAGTGGTAACTTTGTATTTTTTAGCTTCAATTTTTGCTTCTTTTGTTGTTATATTTTGCATGTTGGATAGTTTTTGTAGTTTTAATATTAAGTTTCTATTTTGGGCTTTCTTTATTGCCGTAGTTCTATAGTCCATAATTATATATTTTTTATGTAGTTAATAATTTTATCACTATAGTAACAACTAGTTAATACATTTAAAAAATCGTCGATTGAATAAATATCATTGATATTAAAATTCTCGTTGTTAATTTCCTTTTTAGTGTAATAATCTAAGCAAAGTATGTTAATTTTATCGTTTTTGATAATTACTTTTATTATACCCCCTATGCAGTATTCTCCAATTTTAAAAGTTTTCGTTTTCATAATTTATATTAAATTTATAAGGTTAAGTAAAAGGGTAAAAATTCCGTAAATAGCTACTATTAAAAAAAGTAGTATTATTTTTTCAGTTTTATGCTTCATCGTTATCTATATTTAGTTGTTCAAAAATAAAATCATCGTCGAACCAAAGAAAGTCGTTTAATTCGGTTTCAGTTAACCCGTCGGGAAAAAGTTCGTCTATTAAACATTCAAAATCGGAGGCTTTGCCGTTTTCGATTATTGTATTTTTTGTGTCAACTGCTCCGCTCCATGCGTCGAAGTCGAAAAGGCTTAAATAATTGTTTATTACTTTCATGGTCTTATTATTTATAAAGTGTTATTGTAAATGTTCTAACTAATACGATAGCTATTGTAATAACTATTAAAAAAATTGCTAGGTTTCTGTTTTCTTTTTTCATGATATAAATTTTTTATTGGTTTTTTACTTCAGCAAATATACAACATAAGAAAACTATTTTGCAACTTTTTAACATAATTTTAACATACTTATTTTTTAAATGATTAATTATCAGTTAGTTAACTTTTGACTATTTATAAAAAAACGTATCTTTAAAGTTGTTTTTTATGGTTTTATAAACATATATATATATATAAGCGAAGTACATTTGTAACGTAGTAAGATAAGGAGTTAAATTGTTACCCTATCGGTTTGGTAGACTATTATTACCCTATCGGGTTAGTAGACTATTATTACCTTATCGGGTTAGTAGACTAGACCTCACCGAGGCAATCGGAAGTCGTTACCCCACCGAGGCAAACGGAATTTAATATCAACCAAGACCCCACCGAGGCAAACGGAATTTAAAAATGAATAGTGTAGAAGAAATAGCAGTAAAAATAGGCGTTAGCACCAACTCGATATATGTT